TCTTATATAAGATGACTTTTAATTCTGATTTTAATGTATTGGTTATTGCAACAAAACAAGAAGTTGCTAAAAATCTAGTTACTAAAGTTAGAGTTATGTATGAGAATTTACCATCATGGTTAAAAGCTGCATCTATAGAAGATAACAAATTAAGTTTAAGATTAAAAAATGGCTCACAGGTTAAGGCAGTTGCTGCTTCTGTAGATGCAGGTCGTTCTGAAGCATTATCATTGCTTGTGATTGACGAAGCAGCTCATATAGATACTATAGATGATATCTGGACAGCAGCACAGTCCACACTATCTACAGGGGGAGGAGCACTACTAATATCATCCCCAAACGGAACAGGAAACTTGTTTCATAAAAAATGGACATTAGCACAGCAAGGTAAAGAGTTTTTTCCAATAAGATTACCATGGTATGTGCATCCTGAAAGAGACCAATCTTGGAGAGATGAGCAAGATAATCTTTTAGGCCCAAAAATGGCTGCACAAGAGAATGATTGTGATTTTATAACTTCAGGACATACAGTTATTGATGGGCCCATCATAGAATGGTACAGAACCACATATGCTCAAGACCCTATAGAAAAAAGAGGTTTTGATGCTAATTACTGGATATGGGAATATCCATCATATCAAAAATCATATATAGTTTCTGCTGACGTTGCAAGAGGTGATGGAGAAGATGAAAGTGCATTTGTTATAATTGATGTAGAAACTGTAACAGAGGTTGCAGAATATAAAGGTGCTATAAGCACTAAAGATTTTGGTAATATGTTAGTATCGGTAGCTTCTGAGTGGAATAATGCGTTATTAGTTATAGATAATAATGGAGTTGGATGGGATACTGTTCAAGTTGCTTTGGATAGAGGATATACTAATTTGTTTTATCACTATAAAAATGACCCTTATGTAGATGTTTCAAAACATTTAGTAGGTTCATATGACTTACAGGATAGAAGTAAAATGACCCCAGGTGTATCCATAAATCTAAAAACAAGACCTGTAATGATTTCTAAATTAGAAACTTATTTTAGAGAAAAATCTCCAACATGTAAAAGTGTTAGGTCTTTAGACGAATTTAATACATTCATATGGAAAAATGGTCGGGCTGAAGCTCAAAGAGGATATAATGATGATTTAACAATGTGTTGGGCAATGGCATTTTGGGTTAGAGATACAGCATTAAAATTAAAACAACAAGGTATAGAAATACAGAAAGCTACTTTAGATAATTTTAAAAAATCACTATATTCAAGTAATAATCGTAATCATAAGACTTGGACTCAAGAATTGCCAAATAAAGAATCAGATTCATTAAAATGGTTATTATAACTATTTATAAAAAAGTAAACAAATGGCAGAAGAATCATATAGGTCAAGATTGGCTAAATTATTCTCAACTAAAGTAGTAGTTAGAAGAACAGGTAAGAATAGAATAAAAGTATACGATACTTCAAAATTACAATCAGTAGGTACAAGAGATAGTGCATATAGAGGTAGATATACAGGAGTTCATACCTATAAATCGCACGGATATTACACACCTAACGCTTCTACAAACTTCTTTGCTACAAAATTAGAATTATATAGAGATTATGAAGCAATGGATGAAGACCCAATCTTAGCATCTGCATTGGATATATATGCTGATGAGTCAAGTATAAGGTCTGCTGATGGTTCAATTTTGAAGATAAAGACACAGAACGATAAAGTAAAACAAATATTACATAATTTATTCTATGATATATTAAATATAGAATTTAATTTATGGCCTTGGATAAGGAATACTTGTAAATATGGAGATTTCTACCTAGCATTAGATTTGGATGAAGAATTAGGTGTTGTAAATGTAATACCTATGTCATCATATGATGTTCAGAGATTAGAAGGATTAGAAGCACAACAGTTTGGTATGAAATCTGATATGCAGAATAGATTTGACCAAGGTGGGATGGCTGAGTATAATCCGTATGATGTTAAGTTTAAATACGAACCATTAACAAATAAAAACCCATTTTTAAAAGAAGAGTATGAGTATTATGAAATAGCTCATTTTAGATTGTTATCTGATACTAATTTTTTACCCTATGGAAGGTCTATGTTAGAACCTGCAAGAAAGGAATTTAAAAGATTAGCTTTAATGGAAGATGCTATGATGATTCATAGAATTATGAGAGCACCTCAAAGAAGAGTCTATAAGATAGCTGTGGGTAATCTTAGTCCTAACGAGATTGACCAGTATATGCAGAAAATTATGGATGATACAAAAAAGACTCCATACATAGATGAGAAAACAGGACAGTATAATCTGAAGTTCAATTTGCAAAATATGTTGGAAGATGTCTATATTCCTGTTAGGGGAGGAGATAACCAAACAGAAATTGATACTTTAGATGGAATGAGCAACGATGGTTTTATAGAAGACGTTGATTATATTAAGCAGAAAATGATGGCTGCTTTAAAAATACCTAGAGCATTCTTAGGATTTGATGAAAATTTGGAAGGAAAATGTGTAAGTCCAAATACAAAAATACCTTTAATAAATGGAACAGTAAAAACAGTAGGAGAATTAATTGAGGATTATAATAATGGAATAAAGAATTATGTGTATTCTTTAGATGAGAGTACAAACAATATTGTTCCAGGAGAAATTGAGTGGGCAGGATTTACTCGAATGAATGCAACTGTTTTAAGAGTTCACTTAGATAATGACAAGTATATAGACTGTACTCCTGACCATAAATTCTTACTAAGGGATGGAACTTGGGTAGAGGCTCAATATTTAAATGTTGAAGATTCTCTAATGCCTTTATATATATCAAATGGAGGTTATAAAAACAACTATACAAAAGTATATCACCCTTCTAGTGGAAGATATCAATTAGTACATCAAATGGTGGCAGAATACTACGGTAAACGACAAGAAGGAAAAGTAATACATCATATTGATTTTAATAGTAGAAATAACAACATAGAAAATTTAGATTGTTCTATGAATTTTTGGGAGCATAGAAAATTCCATTCGGATAATGCAAAACTTTTGCAGACTAGTCCAAATATGATAAGATATAATAAAAGTGAAGCTAAAAGAATAAATTCTAGTATTGCAGGTAGATTAGGAGGAATTATATCAGCACCTAAGTTAGTAGATTGGATTAAAAATAATAATCCTTGGAATAAAAAAGAAGATTTATACATTAGTTGTGCTATTTGCAATTCTAAGTTTAAGATACCTCATTATAGACTTAATGAAGCAAAAACTTGTTCTAAAAGTTGTTATAAGAAATATTGTAGAAATATAAAATTGAATAGTGTATTATATAATGAAAAGTATAGTAGTGTAAGTATAGAACAGTTAATAGATATAGCTAAAAATTGTAACTCTTTCTCACAATTAAAAGATGAACTAAATATTGATAGAACTACCTTATATAAAATATTTAAGTATAATAACATTGATAAAATTGATTTCATATTTAAAAATATGCCTTTAGCTTTAGAAAATAAAGCTTTTATGCAAAATTATAGAAAATATGAGTATGAATATAAAAATCATAAAGTATTAAGATTAGAATTACTAGAGGATAGAATAGATACTTGTGATTTAACTATAAAAGACTATCATAATTTCGGAACTGATGCGGGAGTTATTATACATAATTCTGTATTAGCAGCAGAAGATGTAAGATTTGCGAGAACTATAGAAAGAATTCAAAGTATATTTGAATCTGAATTATATAAAATAGCAGTAATACATTTATTTTTACAAGGATATACTGATTCATCTTTAATTGATTTTGAATTAAGTTTAAATAATCCATCTATAGTATATGAGAGACAGAGGGTTGAGATACTAAATGAAAAGATTACACTAGCTAATGCTATGAAAGATTCTAAATTAGTTTCTAGAAAATATATTTATGAAAATGTATTGAATTTAAGTAGAGACGAATGGGTTGCTGAAGAGGAGCTATTGCTAAAAGACCAGGCTACAGCTTGGAGAATGGAACAAATAGCAAATGAAGGTAATGACCCCAAGCAATCAGGAGAAGCTAAAGGTACTCCACACGCAATAGCTCAAATGCACGTAGCAAAAGAACCTGTAGAGAGTGATGGTGGAGAGTTTGGAGATTTGGGAGGAAGACCTAAATCAAATAAAAAGTTTGGAACTGATAGAGATAAATCAAATGGAAGAGACCCACTAGGATATCAAAGAGTTATGTCAGATACAGGATTTTCAACAAGAGGGGAGGGAGTAGATAGAACTAAATTACTAAAGCAATTACAAGATAGTTTTGGAAAGAGAAGTTTAAATGAAATGTTAGATTCATAATTGTATATTTATAATAAATAATTAAGATATAATGTCGAAAATTTTTAAACACAAAAAAATAAAGAATACAGGACTTCTATATGAATTGCTGATTAGACAAATGACGAGTGATGTTTTGCAAGGAAAAAATCCGTTAAGTATAAAATTTGTCAAAAAGTATTTCAATGATGGTTCACCATTGAAATCAGAACTAAATTTATATAATACGTTATATAATTATAAAGAGAAAAATCCTGAATTTGCTTTGAAAATGGTAGATGCTGTTATAAAAGAGCATTCCCAAATAAATTATCCACTTTTAAATAAAAGTAAATATAATCTTGTTAAAGATATAAATAATAACTTTAATAGAGATATATTTATGAAAACTCAGATAGATAACTATAAAATATATGCTTCTATATATAATTTATTTGAACATAGAGAATCAGACAATCCATCTTTATATTTGAAAAATAAATTATATATTGTAAATCATATTACAAATAATAATGTAGATAGTGTAAATGATAAACAAGAATTCATGGAATCTGTAGACCCTGAATTAAAGTCTTTAACATTTAAACTACTTACTGAAAAGTTTAATAATAAATGGAGCTCTAATCTTGATGAAAATCAGAAAGAAATAATAAGACATTTTATATTCAATTCTGTTGATAGTGAGAAAACAACAACATTTATTACAGAACATGTAAATAATATAGAATCTAAATTAAAATCTAGAATATCTGCTAACTCTAGAGAAGATGCTGTATTAGATATAAAATTAAAAGAGATTTTAAGCATACTTCCAAATTTAAAAAATTCAAGTTTTATAACTGAAAGTCATTACTTATCTTTGATAAGATATTATGAATTGATAAGAGAGCTGTAAATATATAAACTATGAAACTAAATAACATATATGATTCTATAGAAGAGGATTTATCTAAGATATCTCAACAATTAGAAGAGGAAAATGTGACAGGTAATGTTGAAGGTTATCAATCACCTAATATATTTATGAAAAAACCTCCAAGAAAGTCTGACGAAGCTAAAAAAAATTCTAATTTAAAAAATTCTGTAGGAAAAGAAATAAAAAAATCATATAAGAATACAATACCATATAGAAAATCTTTATCTGAGATAACATATTATGATTACAAGAATGATGATTCAAGTACAAATAAAGAAAAATTAAATAAATGTTTTATAGATATAGATAAAAGTTTGGAAGATGTTAAAAAAATAATAGATAATAACATAAAGTTAAAAAAAGATTTTCAATTAGATGGTCAGTTTTGGCAAAACAGTTCTAAAAAGTTTTATTCTATAAATTCAAAACTTGTATATATACAAAATAAACTTCAAGAATTGTTTAATTAATTATAAACATATGACATCTAACAAATCATTACTTATAGAATATCATCAATTTAGTCCAAATGTAGACTTAATAAAAGAAGCTATAAATAATAATAGACCTATTAGAG